CCTGGGCGGGTACTACCCGGCGATCACCGAAAAAATGCGGGCGGTCGTGGGCGGGGTCAATTACGACATCCTCCTGCCGGAGAACGATGGGCAGGGCGCGGCGACGCAGCTGGTCTGCCAGGTGGTGCACTGATGGCAACTGATATCCGGGTCATCGGCGACGAGGAGCTGATGCAGTGGTTCAAGGGTATGGATGAGGCGATCTCTGGGGCGGTCCTGGTCAACGCCCTGAAAGCGGGCGGGCTGCCGATCCAGAATGCAGCCAAACAAAAGGTGCGCAAGAAAACGCGCAACCTGAGCCGCTCGATCCACATGGAGGTCGAGCAGAGCACGGCGAAAAATGCGACCGTCTCGATCGGCACAGACGTGGAATATGCCGCCATTCATGAATTTGGCGGCACGATCACCCCTAAAACAGGCAGGTACCTGGCGATCCCGGCGTCGTCCGAAGGCGAGCAGTACATCCAGCCGAGCAATTTCCCGCGGCGGCTGCACTTTTTGCCCGGGGCAGGCGGCGGGGTGCTGCTCGACGATGACGATGTGGTGCATTACATCCTGCGCACCTCGGTCACCATCCCAGCCAGCCCGTACCTGCGCCCGGCGGCGGACGAAAAAGAGGACGAGGCAGTGCGGGCGATCGCTGCGGCGCTCAAAACGCAGATGGACCGGGTGAAATGACATTGATCAGCGAGCTGGTTACGTTTGTGGAGGCGGCAGCAGGATTGACGGCGCTGCAGGGCGAGCGGTTCTACCCAATCAAGCTGCCAGCCCGGCCGACGCTGCCTGCATCAACGTATATGATCGTCGATACCCTGCCGGAATATGATCACAGCGGGCGGAACGGACTGGAGACGACCCGGATCCAGATCGACTGCTACGCCGAAACGTACCTGGCGGCGCACGGGCTGGCGGATGCGTATGTGCTGGCGTTCGATGCCTGGTACGCAGCGAAAAAACGTTATGCCAAGATCATCGGACCGTACGACCTGCCGGATGATCCCATTTTAGATCGATCCCGGGTCTCACTGGACGTGATGATCGGGGAATAAATTATTGACATTTATGTCAACAGGAGGCGAGTATGCCAAGAACGACGATTACCAAAACGAGTGTGCCCGGCTTGTGGAGCCAAACCGGATCTGCGCTGACCAAAGCGGCAGCCGATGTGGCGAACGGCAACCAGGTCGAGGCCAGCGGTAAGGGACTGTTGATCGCCTGGAATTCCGGTGCCAGCCCGTACTACATCACGATCAACTCAGCGCCCGATCCGCTGACCGGGCGGGAGGGGGATGTGACCCAGCAGGACCTGGCAGCCGATGAGATCCGGGTGTTCCACTTGATCCCAGCCGGTTGGAGCGTGGGCGGATATTACGAGATCGACTGCGAAAACGCGGCGATCTACCTGGGATTTTTGCAGTTGTGAGGTGGCGGATGGCAAAAAAGACAAAATTGAAGTTGATGGATCTCTACACGCTGGATGAGCTGGGGCATTATCAATGCCAGCAGTGCATTTACAGCACGCCGCATGCCAACAATGCGAAGCGGCATGCCCAGACCGAGCACCTGGCGGAATTTGAGCCGATCCAGGTCGTGGTCCCGAAAAAGGGCGTACCGGACGATAGTTTCGAAATCATAGAGGAGGTTGAGAATGGCTGAACAAGGTGGATTTGGAGTCGTTGTACGGATCAACACGGGAGCGCTGACTGCGGTCGCAAATTTGATCGATGTAGATTTTCCGGAGATCAACCGGATCATCGCCGAGAACACGGCGCACGATGCCAGCGGCGGGTATTACACGGCGATCCCGAGCGGCAAGCGCCGGGTGAATCCGTTCCCGATGGAGCTGGGCTGGAATGACGCCGAGGCGACGCATGCCGCCATGCTGACCAATTTTGGTGTGGAGACGTCGGTCGGGTTCAACATCCAGGATCCGGACGGGCAGGAGGTGATCGCATTCTCGGGGTACATCGAATCAGTCGGGCGCATCTCGAAACAGGATGGCAATTATCGCTGCCGGATTATGGTGCACCCGACCGGCGCACCGACGATCACTTAAGGAGCGAACATGGCGATTTTGACGCGTGACGAAATCCTGGGCAGCGGCCTGAAGCGGGTCGCGGTGCCTTTGCCCGAGCTGGGCGGCGAGATCGTGCTGCAGGAGATGAGCACGGCGCTGCGTTTGGAGTTCGAAAGCAAACTGAAGAATGACGAGGATGCCATCCGCTGCATGGTGATCGTTTACAGTGCGGTCAATGAGCAGGGCGAGCTGATTTTCAGCGAGGCGGACGTGGTGGAGCTGGCGAAGATCTCGTACAAAGCGGTCAAGCGGGTCAGCGATGCGGCGTTCGCCTTGAATTCGACCCGCAGGGCGGAGCTCGAGGAAGCGCAGGAAAATTTTTAGATGCCCCAGGCGAGCGCTTTGCCTTCCGCCTGGCGCTGGCGCTGGGGATCTGGGATGTGCCGGGCATGCTGGCGATGATGCCTTCAAGCCTGTTCACGCAGTGGATGGCATTCGACCGGCTCGAGCCGATCAGCCTGGGCTACCGGGGCGATATGCAGTCGGGCATCGTAGCCAAGACGATTGCCAACATTTACCGCGATCCCAGGCGGCGGCGTGAGCCGTTCCGGGCGGAGGAGTTCATGCCGAAATATGACCTGCCGGTATACAAGCCGGAGCCGAAATCGGTGTACCAGAAAATTCGCGATTGGGCGGTCATTTATGGCGCGCAGAAATCCGAGGTGGTGCAGTGAGCGGTGATATTGACATCAAGAAACTGCGGGTGCTGTTGGGGCTGGAAGCCGACAAATATAAGCGTGACATCGATGAGTCCCGCAAAAAAACGAACGACTTCAAAAAAGAGATCTCCGATATCAGCGGCACCCTGCTGAAAGTGGGAGCTGGTCTTGCTGCAACCGCGGTCATCGCCAAAGCGGCATTCGAATACGGCGAGGAGGGCGCGCAGATCAAACAGTTGACCGCATCGTTCAACGGGTTGATGGACCAGATCGGCGCCAGCCCGGCGATCCTGGAGGACATGCGCCGGTCGGTGAACTATACCGTCGACGATATGACGCTGATGAGCTCCTCCCAGACGATGCTGGCGGGCACCTCCGGCAATGTGGCGAAAGCGTTTTCGGATGCGCTGCCGGACCTGGCGCTGTTTGCGAAAGCTGCGAACAAGCTCAACCCGGAGCTGGGCGACACGACATTCCTGATGGAATCGCTGGCGACAGGCATCAAGCGCGGGCAGAAACAAATCATTGACAACCTGGGCATCACCTTCAGTCTGTCGGAGGCATACGCTGACTACGCAGCCAGTGTCGGGAAGTCGGTCGAGGCGCTGAGCGATGAGGACAAAACCCTGGCAGTCCTGGCAAAGACGCGCGAGAAGGGGCAGATCCTGCTGGAGCAGGCTGGCGGGACGGTTGAATCGGCGACGGATGCGTATGCCGCATTCAACACGGAAATGAAAAACTCACTCGACCAGACCAAGGTCCTGATCCACGAAGGCGTCGAACCGCTGATCAAGAAATATTTGGAGCTGCGGGAGGCCCAGACGAAGCTGCTCGATGAATCAGACAAAATCGACGAATCCTACAAAAAAGGGATCATCAGCGCCAGGGATTACGAGCTGGCGACCGGTCGCGCCGCCCACGGCGGGGTCATGCCGCTGACGGATGCGACCGAAGACGGCGTCCGGGCGTTGGAACGTTATGAATTGATGAACGACCGGGCGGCGCTGGAAATGCAGGCTATGGAGTCGGCGGCTAGAACGCTGTCACCGGCGATCATCGAAGCGAATAAGCAAACCGAAATTGGAGCCAGCACTTATTGGGAATATATCACTGCCGTGCGAGAAGGCGCTGAAGCCGGGAACGAAATGGCAGAAGCGACGAATGGGGTTGCGACTGCGATTTTGAATGTCTCGAAGGCGGCGCTGGGAAAAGAAGCCATCGATGGATTGAACCAGGCATTCACGGAAGGCAAAATCTCGCCGGAGCAATATGCGGACATGGTCGAAGAGGTTGCGGTCAATATGCTGGAGATGCCGCTGGCACAGGCTGAGGCTGCGATTGCACTGGGACGGATCAAGAAAGATTTCGAGGATGGGAAAATCCCGATTGATGGTTATTTACAGGATTTATATGGCATCAGCACCACGCTAGGGGACCTCAACGGGAAAACATTTCGTACCCGGTATGAATTAAATATTATTCAAAGCGGTGGATCCCTGGGATTTGAGCCGGAATTCCAGCCCAGGGCTGCGGGGGGTCGGGCCGAGGCCGGGCAGCCGTATTGGATCGGCGAGCAGGGTCCGGAGCCGTTCATCCCGGATACCAGCGGCTATATCCTCAATGCCCAGGATGCGAAGGAGGCGTTGGCGGCCAGCGGCGGTGGGAACACGTATCAATTCATGATCACCAACCCGGTCCAGAACGCCGAGCAGTTGTACCGAGAATTCAAGCGGCTGTTGGACAATGATGTGCGCACGGGGCGGAATGCCGGTGTGCAGTATGCGAACAGTTAGGAGAGCAGATGACCAGCCTGACACGATTGGTTTACGGTAAAACGATCCTGGACCTGGACGATGGGACGAATTACGTCCTGCAGGAGGGCTTCACCCCACCGGCATCCGGCGCATTGGGAGAATATGCGGCAGCCGGCTGGAACGACCTGGAGGGCGCCAGGCTGGTCAATGAGCGCTCAGCCGACCGGGATTTTAAATTCCGGGTTAACGTCCTGGGATCGACCCGGACGGCGGTGAGGCGGCAGGCGCGCAAGATCCAACAAATCCTGGACCTGGCTGCCCAGAAAGGCGAAACGCTGTACCTGGAATATTTCCAGGCTGCG